TTTTTATTAAACTACAAAATTATCAGAAAATCTATATGATTTAACATTTCTTTTTAATAAACACATGGGAACATTCTTAATAGGTAAATCGCTTTTATTAGGTCTTGTAGAATAATCATATATTTCATTATAATCAATTTCGGGATTTATATTATCCGCAATATCTGTCGTATATACATTCTCAAGCTCTTCACTGAAAGCTCTTTGTTCCTTTGTTTTAATATCATTTTGTAATATAACTTCTTTATTAAAGTTTGGATTATTTATATCCACATCTCCCTTATAAATATTTATCTTATTTTTATTTATTAAATCTATATCGTTTTTATTTGGCAATGATTTTATAGGTTCATTATATATATTAACAAGTTTAGGCGGCGCATCTTGTTTTTTTACAACATTATCATTTAATAAATCATTAATTTTATGATATTTTGAGGAATCATAATTATTCGTATTTTTAACATTATTATCTGCCTTATTATCGCTATAAACTCTTTTAATATTAACAAACATAAACAAAGCAAAACATATTAAAAAAATTACACATATTATTTCAATATAATATAAATATTTATCCTTCATATTTACTATATGATAATAATATTTTAATACTATAAATAGGTATTTATTACATATATTTATTACGTATTAATCATCGTCTTCAATAAATTTGAGTTTTTGTTTATTGTTATCTTCTGTAACTTCCTCGCAAATTTTTATTAATTGATTATCTTGATAATATGAAACATTATATTTGTTATTATTATAGAATTTAAGACGCGAATAACCTTTGCGTTTAAATACTGAAAAATCATCTAATATATCAATACATAAAGGAATATATTTTCTATCTTCGGGGCGTTCTCTTAATATTCTACCGATTGATTGTTGAATATCAGATATAGGTGATGCGAATATTAATGTATTTAATGAAGGTACATTGAAACCTTCAGAAGCTAATTGATATGTTGCTAAAATTATTTGCTTTTCGGAAGATATATTTAAATCCGATTGCTTCATACCACCAACATAATAACCATAATTTTTATCTAAAATATTTTTATCTATTATATATTTTTCAATATCATTCAATAAATTTCTGCGTTCACTGAGAATTAAAATGCGCCGGTCAGGTTCTTTTTTAATTAATGCTTCAATTACACTTATTATATATTCTGTTCTCGGTATAAAATTACATATATTATTTATCATACCAGCTATATTTTCCTTTCCATTCCACATTTGCTTTATTGCGGAGTATTCAATATTAGGTTCGTAATATTTATGTATTTGTACTTCTACTTCAGTGAAGTCTTTATTTTTCATAGTATATACAGAATTGCCAATATAATATTCAAAAACTTTTCTCATTCCATCTTTACGATTTAATGTAGCCGATAATCCCAAGAATATAGGCATATTTAGTTTTTTGAAAGCTTTACAAAAAACTTGAGCTCCTGTATGATGTACTTCATCAATTATTACAAATCCAATATCGCTAAAAATATTTTCATCATATTCTCTCATAGCAAGAGATTGTAATGATGCTATAATGAAATCTTTATTTACCACATCTACTTTTTTTTGCTTTATAATGCCTATTTTAGAATTAGGTGAAAATGTTTTCACCGTATCAATAAATTGTTGATTAAGAAAATCTTTGTGACTAATAAACATAGTTTTTTTCTTTAATTGGCATGCTATATATAAACTCATGATTGTTTTGCCGAAACCGCAAGGTACCGAAATAATACCACCCATCTTTAAAGGATTTTTAGCAGCTTCTAAAAACTTTTTAACAGGTTCATTTTGATATTCCCTCAATTTGCCTATAAATTCTACATTAATATCAGCTCCCCCAGATATTTTAACAATTTCAGGTAATCCATATTTAGTTAATCCATAATATCTAGGTATATATATTCTTTTATCAGTTTCTTTATAAAGAATAATTTTACTATCTTCTTCGCTTTTTTTATTTCCCATATCGAAATTAACTTTAGGTATCAGCGTTAATTCTGTTTTTATTTTTACAATTTCTTCAGCATTTAGTGAAGACTTTGATAAACTATAACCTTTTAATGTAAGCATTAAAAAGTATTATATGTATACAATAATATTATCATATCATTTTTTTATATGAATTATAATAGAGTATATAATAGATATAAAAATGATTATTGATTCATTAAGAATTTTAGCAACAGCATTATTATTTATAGCAATGCTAATTTACAAAATACCTTTACAAAATATGTTTAAAAATTGTTTTCTTCAAATATATATAGCAGTTTTTTGTTTAATAATATTAGTATTTGTTGATAATATTACAGGTTTCATAATAACACTTGCTATATTAATAATATATTTTAGAGTATATAGCAAAGAAATTAAAGAAAAAACCAAAGAATATTATGAAAATGAAAATGAAAATGAAAATAAAAATAAAAAAATAAATCAAGATACTAATAAAAAACCTAATAATATGTGCTCTGGTAATAAATGTTCATTAGAATATCCAGAAAGAAAAAATAATAATAGCATTAATAGCATTAATAGCGATAATAGCGATAATAGCATTAATAGCGATAATAGCATTAATAGCGATAATAGCATTAAAAATAATATTATTATAACGCAAGGATTACAACCTTATATTACACCTCAACATTTGGTAGCAGTACAAACAAATATACTTGATAATAATATATATAGCGATGAAATATCTGATATTAATGTCTTACCCGATGAATATAAATCGCTGCCTGTTTATAAATCACAAGGATTAAATACAGATAATTATCATTTGCGTGGTTTTGATAATTATAATAAAGAATATGGAACTATTGATTTTAAAAATCTCTTTGATAATTAGAATATAATGGCAAACGAAAGATTTGTTTCTAAAGATGAAAATGACGAAATCGTTAAAAATACATTTATTATGTTTGGATATGCCATAGTATCAATTATAGTTGTTGTAGCATTAATATGGAGTTATAGTTATAATAACAATCTATATTTATTTATAATTATTTATAGTTTAATTATAATATTATATACCGCAGCAATAATATCTTTAGTTGTCATTAATAAAGATACTTATGATAGTATTACATATAAATTATTGTTCAGCTCTACGATATTTACAATATTTTTAACATTTATAGTAGGAGTATTTTTCATATATAAATTTTTTTCTGCTCCAATTATTAAAAGTAAAGACGAGGTTATAAACTATTCTTATAAATATGGAGACGATAGAAGATATTAAATATAAGTTAAAAATGCTAATACGTATAATACACTGAATAATGATATTGATTTTATCAATATATCACATGACATTAAATTATCATATAAATATTCCGGCATTTTTTCATAAATAGTGTTAAAAAGCGGGGTATTATATAATAATAAAACTAATATAACTATTGTTAAATTTTTTTTTACCAATTCAATATCAAAATAGTTTTTTTTATCAATATCTGTAATAAGCCGCGGCTGTTGCTGTTGCTGCTGATAATTATCTATTATATTATAATTATTTAATTGATTTTGTTGCTGCTGTTGCTGCTGTAGCTGTTGTTGCTGTTGCTGCTGTTGTAGCTGTTGTAGCTGCTGTAGCTGTTGTTGCTGCTGTAGAGAAGGTTGGTTATATTCTCTCATATCTTCATATTTTTGTTGAACAATATTATTTTCAACTTTATTTTTTGAAGAATATTCTTCGCGAAATTCATTTAATACATCTTGAACTATTGGATCATTAATATCATTATTTTCTAATGTTTTAACATTTTGATTAACAGGTAAGGTTTTTGTTGGCGTAGACATTATGAGACGATACTAATAAAATATTATATTTTGATATTTTATATTAAAACGCGATATTAACTAATTATACTTATATTATTTTTTAATACATCTACCTGTTTTAGGATTACATTTTTTACCAATTTTATCACATTCTTTTATTTTTTTTTCAGAACATTTATCGCCTACGTCGCCTACGTCGACTACTTCACCCTCCCCATCCCCTTTTTTTACTTTAACATTAGCATCTGCGTCAGCGTCACTCTTCGCGTCACTCTTCGCGTCACTCTTCGCGTCACCCTTCGCGTCACCCTTCGCTTTTTTCTTGATGCCTTTTTTGGGTTCTTTCTTTAGTTTTTTACATTTACCAGTTTCTAAATCTCTCAATTCATCATCTTTGCATTTTTTAACACAATTTCCAGTTAAAGGGTTTATTTCTTTACCATCCGGACATACTTTAGCTGGTTTCATTTTTTTAATAGGAGGTTTAATTATATCCTTGCGTATTAATACATTATCTATTTTTCGCTTTTCTATTAAATTAATATTTTCATAAGAATATAAATTTATATCATTGTATTTTGGTCTCTTAAGATTTAAATAATTATATAGTGCCGATTTAGTCTTTTCTTGTTCAAAAATATTTAATAACTCTCTCTTATCATTTAAATATTTAGAATATTCTAATTCTTGCTTAATTCGCGGGTTTTCATACAGCTCATTATATTTTATTTTCTTTTCATTTATTATATTTTCCTTATCATTGATATATGTTAAATACTCTTTGATATTATTTTTTAATAATTGTGTATCATTAGCATCATATTTATCGTTATTGCTAATATTTATAATATTTTTTTCTATATTTCTTAATATTTCCATTTAATATTATTAAGGATAAAAAATAAACTATATTAAGGTAAAATAATATCTTCAAACATACTTTTATAAAAAGTTTGAAGACTTTCGGCGGGTTTTAATTGGTCTTCATAAATACTTCGTGGTACATATTTAACAACAACCTTGTCCTTTTTACATATTTTTTTTTGATTATAATACCCTTGTATTATAAGTAAAGACCCTACAAATAATAAAAATATGGCTATTGCTTTCATATCAATAATTATCAGCCTCTAAAATAAGTAAATTATTTATTTTCTTCAAGTTTTCTTTCAGACCATACATCTACATTTTCTATACTTTCCTTGATACTTGATAAATCTACATTTGTATTTGTAATATCTTCGTTTTCCTCATTTTCCTCATTAATAGCATCTGTGGGAGTTTGATTTTTTTGCGAATTAATTGATGATTGAATGCTTTGTAATTTTCTACTTTCAAATAAAGCATCTTTATCTTCCATATTTTGTTTATATTCTTTCATTAGTGTGTTAAGCTGAGTATTTGAATATTCAATATTATTAATAAACTCGGGATCAGGAGACCAAGCACACCAGCATCCTACTTCGGCAACATAAATATGAAATTTGTCCCCTAGTTTTTTAAGAAATTCACTGCGGATTTTCGCTTCTTCAATAGTTTCAAATGAGCCTCTTACTTTAACACCGCGAATACTAGTAACAGCCCCATATTTTTCATTATATGAATTATCTAAATCTTGGCCGTTTACGGATTTGAAGAATTTATATTGTTCATTTAATTCGTCGGCATTTAAAATATATTTATGATTTTCAAAGACATTATCAATCATATCCTTTGAATCAGGATATTTATCCTTAATATTATTAAAAATTTCTTTAACATTGTTTGAAAAACTTTCAATGAATTTACTAAAATATAAAACATCCTTATTAATAATCGCATCTTCGGGGCTAATAAATGATAAAAGAACATATTTTTGCCCCCTGATAGGTTTATCTTCGTCTAAATGGTCCTCTACACGAGTTTCTACTAATTCTATTTTTTGCGTTTCACTTGTCATATTATAATAATTTAATATATCTATAATCTTATATATTTTTATAATATTATAATAAGAATATGAACGAAAAAAAAATCAATATCAATGATTCATTGACAAAATTGTTTAAATATATATTTTTAGGTTTTGTTGTTGTTTATATAGCATCAATATTACCTAATAATAATTTAGATGCTGGAGAATTATGGATACTTGGTCTGTCGGCCGCATGTACCTATTCTATATTAGACATGCTTTCTCCTTTAATATCAAAATATTCGTGCGATGGTATAGGATTAAAAGAGGGTTTCACAATAGACAAATTATTATAAATATTATAGAGATGGAATAATTTCATAATTTAAATCAATACATATTTTTTTCCATATTTGATCCTGAACGTATAACTTCTCTCTACTTTTCAATAGAGGAAAATAGCGCAAATATTCATTTAAACCGAGAATTTGAAAAAACTTATATAAAACGTAACTATAAGATAAAAAGTTCTTTCTATCTTTAGGGCAATGCTTTAAAAATGGAGCTTGAATACTTCTAAACATACTACATAATTTTTCTTCTAATTCTGGGCTAAATTGCGGAGTAGGTATTCCATTTATTCTGTTAATAATATAATTAATATGCTCGTAATACTTATTGATACGTAATCTTTTCAAAATATCTCGCATTTTGGTATATGTTATTTTTTTCAAATCAAGTATCTTTTCTTTTTTAATTTCCGCCAAGATTTTTTCAAAAATTTCGTCTGGAATATCTGTACTTTCTTTGCCTTGAACTTGATTACACCATTCGCGGAAATGATTTATTCTTTTATAACAAAAATGAGATGTATCTTTTGTATTTTGCTTAAGTATAGGTCTATTTTGCTCTACTAATAATAATTCTTGATATCCGCAATTATTACAAATAATTATAGCGTCATGCTGTAAACATGTCATTTGTATTTTACATTGTTTACACATCTCTATATTTTCCTCCTCAACATTTCTAACGTGTTTTTTATTTATAATAGACATATATTTATCAACAAGCGAACTTTTATCTTCATTTATATTATTTTCTTGAATGTTTAAAGAATTATCATAATTGTTTTTAGCAATATCTACATTTTCTGAAATATTAGATGTGTTTTTAATATCATTTATATTATTTAAAGCATCCAAAACATTAATAGTGTTCATAGAATTGTTTAATTTCTTTTTTTTAGTATCTGATTTAATAGTCTTAATTTGTTTTATAGGTAACTCCGATGATGATTTAATAATATTTTCGCTACCCATTAATACATTATTAATACTTGCTTGCTTTTCTACTGTTTCATAATATTGAAATAGTATATAACTAGTATTTTTATAATATTCGATTTCATCAACATTAGTAAGTTCTTTAATTTTACCTTTAATATCTATTATCTTTTCCCTTAATTCTATATTACTATTCCATAAATCTTTATTAATATTATTTAATTCACTTGTATCATAGTTGTTTTCTTTATTTTTAATAAGAGTATCATTAATTATATTTAATTCATCATTATATTTTATTAATAATGTATTGTAATATTCTATTTGTTTATTAGAATTTTCAAAACTTTTTATCATATTATTATGCATAGCATCAAGTGTATAACTTTCATTTGTATCTATATTTATTTTTTTTTTTGATGATTTCTCTTTAAACATCATTATAATAGAATTATTAATATATAGTTTTATATGAATTATTTTTTTTATTCGCGTACTTGTTTATATTTTTTTCTCCTCTAATAGTATAAAGAATATAGCGTAAATGGGTGGTGGTCTTCTTCAATTAGTGGCTTATGGTGCTCAGGATGTTTATTTAACTGGTAATCCTCAAATTACCTTTTTCAAAGTTGTATATCGTCGTCATACTAACTTCGCTATTGAAGCTATCCAACAAACTTTTAATGGAAATCCTGGATATGGAAATACGGTAACTTGCCAAATATCCAGAAACGGAGATTTAATAAATAGAATGTACGTACAAGTTGATATTCCTGCTGAAAGTGATGATGCCAATAGTCAATATGTTAATTATTTAGGCTTAAAATTATTAAAATCAGTAGTTATTGAAATAGGAGGCCAGCAAATAGATAAACATTATTCCGATTGGTTATATATCTGGAATGAATTATCGCTACCTACTGGAAAACGCGGTGGATATGATAATATGGTTGGTGCTGATGGTGCTGATGCCTCTGGAAAAACATTATACATACCTCTTGAGTTTTGGTTCTGTAGAAATGTAGGTTTAGCCCTTCCATTAATCGCTCTACAATATCACGAAGTCAAAGTTAAAATTGAATTTGAAACAAAAATGAATTGTGTATGTAAAACCACAGGCGAAAAAGTTACCACAGCAGATTTAACTCCTTATAGTGATATTAAAAATGTTTCATTATGGGTTGATTATATCTTCCTTGATACAGATGAGCGCAGACGTTTCGCACAATTATCTCATGAGTATTTAATAGAACAATTACAATTCACCGGGACTGAATCTTTAAATGCTGGGTCAAATCGTGTTAAATTAAATTTCAATCATCCTTGTAAGGAATTAATATGGGTCGCTAAATTAGATAATCGCACTAAAAATAATTCTCGCTGGTACGATTATACAAATAATGATGTTAAAGATGGCAACGCTTATATATTAAATGATGCTTCTACCAATCCATTTAAAGATGCTATATTACAATTAAATGGAAATGATAGATTTGCTTTAAGAAAAGGTAGCTATTTCAACTATGTTCAACCATATCAACATCACTCTAATATTTCTAAAAATCACGGAATTAACGTTTATTCATTTGCTCTCAAACCCGAAGATCATCAACCAAGCGGTACTCTTAATATGTCCCGTATTGATACCGCAACTTTAATGGTAACAGCGACAGATGAATTATATACAGGTGATAATTTCCCACTTAGCGCCACAACCTCAACAAATACCGCAAAATATAGCGGCATCAATATTTATGCCGTAAATTACAACGTATTACGTATATTATCCGGTATGGGTGGTCTCGCTTATTCCAATTAAATCCTTTGAATTATTTTTTTATTACTTTATAATATTAGTTTGTGTATTATTATACATCTTTTTTTTTTCTCCTCTAATAGTATAAAGAATATAGCGTAAATGGGTGGTGGTCTTCTTCAACTAGTAGCTTATGGTGCTCAGGATGTTTATTTAACTGGTAATCCTCAAATTACCTTTTTCAAAGTTGTATATCGTCGTCATACTAACTTCGCTATTGAAGCTATTCAACAAACATTTAACGGAAATCCTGGATATGGAAATCGTGTTACTTGCCAAATATCAAGAAATGGCGATTTAATACATAGAATGTATTTAGCTGTTGATATGTCTGATAATACTGCTAAATTATGTAATTATTTTGGCTTACGTTTAATAGATTATGTAGAACTTGAAATTGGAGGACAAAAAATAGATAAACAATATTCACACTGGATGTACGTATGGAACGAATTATCTTTACCTACTTCAAAACGCGAAGGCTACAAAAAAATGGTAGGTGGAGATGGTGATGTAATTAAAGATCAATTATATATTCCTCTTGAATTTTGGTTCTGCCGCAATGTAGGTTTAGCTCTTCCTTTAATTGCTCTTCAATATCATGAAGTTAAAGTAAATATTTTATTCCAAACTGCCGATAAATGTAAAGCAGATGCTACAGCACCTACCACATTTGGCTCAACATCATTATGGGTTGATTATATCTTCCTTGATACCGATGAACGTAGACGTTTCGCACAATTATCTCACGAATATTTAATAGAACAACTACAATTTACAGGCACTGAGTCTGTTAGTGGCGCATTAGCAAAACCTAAATTATCTTTTAATCACCCATGTAAAGAATTATATTGGTTCACAACTTTCAATAAAAGCAATGATACAACAGAGCTAAATAATATTAACTGGTATAACTATACTAATACTAATGTTACTGCCGTTGGCAACTTAGATAAAACACTTAAAAATGTAGATACTGATAGAGATAAACGCGCTATATCTTCAAACAATACTACTAAAACCGCTAAATTAGTATTAAACGGCAATGATCGCTTCTCTGAAAGACCAGGTTCTTATTTCAATATGATACAACCATATCAACATCACGAAAATATTCCTAATAACTCTGGAATTAACGTTTATTCTTTCGCATTAAAACCCGAAGAGCATCAACCAAGTGGAACTCTTAATATGTCTCGTATAGATACAGCAGTATTAAACTTGGGATTAAATTTAGGTTCTGATGCTAATATGGATTATTCATTAAATGTATATGCCGTTAATTATAACGTATTACGCATATTATCTGGTATGGGCGGCCTCGCTTATTCTAATTAAAACTCTTAAATTATTTTTTTTATTACTTTATAATATTAGTTTGTGTATTATTATACATCTTTTTTTTTTCTCCTCTAATAGTATAAAGAATATAGCGTAAATGGGTGGTGGTCTTCTTCAACTAGTAGCTTATGGTGCTCAGGATGTTTATTTAACTGGTAATCCTCAAATTACCTTTTTCAAAGTTGTATATCGTCGTCATACTAACTTCGCTATTGAAGCTATTCAACAAACTCCAACCGGAAGTAATTCATTGGGATCTCGCGCAAGTTTTCAAATTACCCGCAATGGTGATTTAATCCATAGAATTTATTTTAATGGAAGAATAAAAAATACTAATACTGCTGCTACTGCCAATGCTGTAGCGCTTGTTCCCAATTTTGGTCAAAAACTTTTAAAGAATGTTGAGTTAGAAATTGGCGGTCAACGTATAGATAAACATTATTCCGAATGGCTATACATATGGAATGAATTATCTTTACCTGTTGGAAAGCGTGCTGGATACAATACTATGGTTGGCGCAAATAGTGAGAATTTATGTACCAAGTTATTAAAAGATGAAGAATATGAATTATACGTACCTCTTGAATTCTGGTTTTGCCGCAATGTCGGTTTAGCACTCCCATTAATTGCTCTTCAATATCATGAAGTTAAAATTAATATCGAATATGAAACTCAAGATAATTTATTAGATATTAATGATTTTAATTTATGCTACGATGAAGACGCTAAAGCAGACAATGTTGAAAAATGCACAAATGGTAATAAAGTATATGGATCAACTACTGCGGCAACAACTCCAGCATTCGCCGTTAATAATAGCAATATAGCATTATTAGATGCTACTTTATGGGTTGATTATATCTTCCTTGATACTGATGAGCGCAGACGTTTCGCACAATTATCCCACGAATATTTAATAGAACAATTACAATTCACTGGTTCTGATACTATTAATAAATCAAGCTCCCCTGATAATATGAAGAGCATCCGCATGAACTTCAATCATCCATGTAAAGAGCTTGTATGGACGATAAAACGCAACAACACTAATACACACAAAGTTTTCTGGAATAACTTCTCTTCTGCCGAAGGAAGCGATGCTGTAGGAAATACCAATAATACTATGAATGATTATGCCATATCAACTAATACTACATTACAAGCCAAAATAATGCTTAATGGCAATGACAGATTTGCTACTCGCAAAGGCGATTATTTCTCATTAGTACAACCATATCAACATCACGAGAATACTCCCGACGAATATCACAAAGGTATCAATGTTTATTCATTCGCACTTAAACCCGAAGAACATCAACCAAGTGGAACTCTAAATATGTCTCGTATAGATACTGCTGTATTAAATGTATCTTCAAAAGTTGAAGGAACTATATATGTATTTGCTGTAAATTACAACGTATTACGCATATTATCTGGTATGGGCGGTCTCGCATATTCCAATTAAATCTTATTATATCTTATTTTTTTCTAATATATAAAATGATAATATCTAAGAATAATATATAGTATGAATTCGTATAATAAAGAAGTGGAAAAAGAAAAAGTAGAATTACCCAAAAGCAAAAACGAAAAATGCGATTATTGTAATAAAGGTTTAATATTATTAGAAACATTAACAAATAAATGTAAATGTAAAAAGTTTTATTGTAAAAAGCATTTATTCTATAAAAATCATAATTGTAATTTTAATTATATTCGAGAGTTTAAAGAGCTTAGCACAAGTAATATAATAGTTTTAGAAAATAAGGTAATTAAAATTTGAGTACATAATTTTATTTTTAGACAAGTTTTATAACTTTTTATATTTTCAAAAATATTTTTCAATTATGTACTCAAAAATTGATTGATTCATTAATATATTATTATATTAAATAATGAATTTACAAGGAGAAATATTTAAGAAAGCTTCCATAATTATCGTAGAAAAATATGAAAAATACGAAGATATACCAGATATTTATAAATTTCTATATAAAACATATATTCCAGATTCAATTGGTAATAAAAGAAAAAGGAGCTATTGTGACGAATAAATATTAATCTTTAATCATCAGATATTATTACATTTTTTTCATAAGGTTCTAATATTTCATTAACAATTATATTGGGATTAAAATCGTCATAATTCATAAATATTTTTAGTAATTGTTCTGAAAACCCTGATATAATAGCGGTGCCTTCCGTATCATAATTTACGGGAAAGGCATTACTTGATTGCGAATTAAGATTCCAAAATATAAATTTAGGTGCCGTATATCCAGATAATTTAAATTTTTTAATAATATTCTCATAAATCGTTTCCATATTATCGCCACTTTCTGTGGCTTCATTAAATTGCATATCTGTGAATACAAATAGTTTCTTTGGCATTTCGCTATCAGGAATATTATTTTCAATACCATAACTAATAATACAATCGCAACATTTTACAAAATCAGTACTAAACCCATAATCAATATTTAACATACTATTAATACATTCTAATAATGATGGTATTGCCTGCGGCGACTTATCACATGATACATTCAAAGTTACCAATTTTGGATCATCGCTAAATGTAATAAATTTATTTTTAAATATTCCTTCACAGCATATTGAAGTAATAATACCCAGTGCTGTAGCTACCTGCGCGGGAATACTTCCGTTTTTAGCGCTAAACATGGAACCTGATAAATCTACTATTGCCAGTGAATTTGACAATACACCATTACTTTTAACATTTTCTATTATAGTTTTCCATTGTAATTCTATTGTCTCGCAATAATTATCATTACCATCTTGTTTGTATCTATTTTCAATATAATATTTTGTTAATTCATGCGGCAATATTCCCGTCACCTTAATTTCCTTTGTACCGCTTCTTACATCAGATAAATATTTAAGATACCTTTCTTTATCATGTTTCATAAAAGCATTTATTAATTTTTTAGATGCTATACCAGGCACATGTTCGTAATTAATCTTATCCCATTCATTATTACACATTAAAGCCTCTACTATATTTATTTTTTTCCTCAATGGTACTATTAAGTTTTTGCGATATTTATCCATTTTGTTTTTATCAGCAAAACCATAAATTTCACTAGCTATCTTCTGTGCCATATGTTTTCTCTTATCATTTCTACATTTTTCTGTAGGCGCCCATTTAGCACACAATGATACATTTTCATTATTGTCAAGCAATATTTTATCCTCCAATAATTTCTTGGCAAATAATTTTAGCTCATATTTATCATCGCAATAATAAGATATATATAATAAATCCTTCCAGCATCCATATTTATTAATATATGTCATAATATTGTCATAATATGTATTCGATTTATTGTTTTTTAACCATATCATGGCATCATTTGATATTTTTTTTTCCTTTTTGCCATTTATTCTATCTCTGCCATTGAAAATAATAGCAACAGTTTTTTTAGGATCATCTTTCCAACATTTTTCTAAATAATTATTGTTTTCCTTTTTATCTAAATCTCTAACAAAAAGCATGAAATAGTCTATAATATTTTTGTTTGTTGTTTTTAATGAAATAGCCCCATTATCTGTCGTGGTATATTTGTTATAAGACATCTTATTATCGTTGATGTTTTATATAAAAATAATCTTATATCAGTTTTTGTTTTTTTCATTTTATCATTTTCCTGCGGCAGCAGCAGCTAATTTACTTGCGGATGGTGGAAAATGATGAGAAATAAGTTTTTGTAAAATAAAATAATTAATCTCTTCCTTGTCATTTACATTTAGAATTTTACGTAGTTTATCATCGGGTAGAATGAAGCGTTTATTTTCAGGTTTGTTTAGGTTATGTTCCTTAATATATGAATTGATATATCGGGTAATATCAGTGCGTGATTTTTCGGTCCCATGCGGTTCGCCAATAAAATCACATAGTTCGTCCGAAATTTTATTAGGTTTAGCGAAACCTGATGGCGAATTTTTAGCATTTTGGCGTTTCTTTTGTACCTTCTCAATAATTTTTTGCTGTTTTTCATATTCTTTAGACAAAATCTTAAGCATACCTTGAATTTCTTTAAAGCTTGCTGTCAAAGTATTCACTTTCTCTACAATATTTTGTAGCACGCTATCTTGTGGTGAAGCTACATTAGATAGTTGAGCTTCGGTATCGCCAGTAAGATTAGTAGGTGCCGAAGGAGTAGCCACATCATCCACATTTACATTAGATAGTGCTTCTTGCTTAAGATTTGATCCCGTTTTTTTATTTGGTTTCTCATTCTTTACTTGAGTTACTTGAGTTACGGAAGCGGGGGCTGGAGAGGCATCGTTTACAATTTTATTAGCGGCTGCTTTCTTATTAGATGGCATTTTGGTGATTTAGTTTATGGATATTTATATTATCTTTTGTTTATATCATTTTATATGCGAAAATTATATTTTATCGCATTATATTTTAAGATAATAATAAATATTATAATGAAAGTTAATAGAATAGGTACTTATAAAACAGGTTTTAAATATTTTAATAAAAATATAGAAATAACAAACGATGATGATATTAATTTTTATAAAAGCTTAAAAATACCCCCTGCATACGATAATGTAACTATATTGAATGGGAAAAAAATAATAGCATATGGTTATGATTCTAAAAATAGAAAGCAAGTAATTTATAATCCTAAATTTATAGAAAAACAAAACAATACTAAATTTATAAAAATAGAAAAATCTATTAAATATTTTAAAAAATTAAAAAACAAAATTGCAAGAGATATAACTGGTAAAGATATTAAAAATAAAATAATAAGTATAATCATAACACTTATTATCGAATGCGGTTTTAGAATCGGTAATAAAAAATATGAAAAAGAATATAATTCATATGGTTTAACTACTTTAAAAAAGAAACATATAACACTTGACGATAAAAAAATTAAAATTGATTTTATAGGGAAAAAAAATGTTAGAAATGTTGCTATATGCGGTAATAAGCATGTTTATAATTATATGTTAGATATTAATGATAAATTAGATATTGATGATTATATATTTAAATACGGAGATAAATGTATATCTTCGGGAGATGTTAATAAATATTTGGATAATTTTTATAATAAATATGAGTTGAAAATAACTACGAAAGATTTAAGAACCTTAAATGCTAATAATTTATTCATAAAATATTATAAAAAACACAAAGATGATAAGCAAGCTATTAAAAAAGCTATTGATGATACGGCAATAAAATTACATAATACAGCCAGTGTATGTAAAAAAAATTACATAGACCCTCGTATAATAAAATTATATGAAAAATAAATAAAAATTGATTTTTTTATATACTATAATATAAGATTAAGAAGATTTATTATAATAAAATGGATATTGAATGTATTCTTAAAAATTTAAAAGAAATGCTCGTAGAGCGGGGAGATGACATATCTATGTTTGAAGAGCACGAATTATCAATTGACAAAGAAGATTATGAAAATGATAAAAGTGTGATTGAATTACAGACGTCTAATACTACTATAATATTCGCTTTGACAAAAAAATTAAGGAAAATGATTATAGATGAGTTAAAGTTATATGATTCTAATATTGAAAACTTTATATCTAAATATGGAAATATGAAAAATATCATATTAATTTTTAACAACGATACTATTTCTATACCTATTATATCGCAGCTCAATAAATACGATAAACTTTTTCAAAAAAATGGCGGTCAATTGCAGTATTTTCATATTAAGCAACTTATGTTTAACCCAACAAAGCATGAATATGTGCCAAAACATATTAAATTAAGCGAAGAAAATGCTTTGAAAGAAAAAGAAGAACTTAAAATGAAAATTAAAGATATTGAAGAAATCATTAAGAGTAAAAAAAAAGATATAGAAGATTTCGGTAATAAAAAAAATAAAATCAAAGATAAGGAAATTTTAGAAAATGATATTATTAAACTTGAAAAAAATATTGAAGAATTAAACGTGAAAATCAGCGAAATTAAATTTGAAATAGCAGATTTTATGAGGGAATATATGATTAAAAGCAAAATATATATGCCTATAATATTACATAGCGATCCTATAGCTAAATGGCTTGGTTTAAAGCAAGGAGATATTGTTAAAATTATAAGATATAATGAAAATAGCGGTATTTCATTTTACTATAGAACTTGTTTTTAAATAAATATATATATAAATATAGAAGATATTATAAACAATTAATCTAATGACGGCAAAAATTACTACTAACCAAAATCCAAATTATTTATCACTTATAGCAAGATGCAATAATATAAAAAGCTTATTCGAGAAAAATACTAGAGGTACATATTATGAATTCGCTGATCTATTTTTTAATATAAGTGGGACAGACACTACTGACTCGGTCCCAGTAGGGACGAATTTTGATAATAAAAAAAAATATATATCATACTTATTATATGATGCTATTAAAGGAGAAATTGATAGTATAGAATACGATAAAACTACAAATTATTTAAAAGCATCATCTAATACTAAGCCATTATATTTTATTAAAAGTGATAATCTTGACACCAACTTTACTACTCTTATTAATGCTGCTGCCGATGCTGCTAAATCTGCTGTTGATGCTGCTACTGCTGCTACTACTGCTCAAACTAATTTTAATACCATTAATGCTGATGCCACAGCCACTCAAGATGCCAAGACTGAAGCCGAGGAAGAGTATGATGATGCTGCTGCTGCTGCTGCTACTGCTGCTACTGCTGCTGCTACTGCTGCTACTGCTGCTGCTACTGCTATTTCTCAAGCAGATTCGTCATATAGATATCATGGAAATAATAATAAAATTAAATATATTTTTTGTACATTAAGATTAATTGAAACATTTTTAGATATATTATCAGCGTATAAAAATTATATAGATGACCCCGCAAACGATGGAAAAATAATAAATAATATTATAATAACAGATTGTAAAAATACGAATAAAGTCGGTAATGATGACTATAATCACGGATATTTTGTTGAATCAGACGATGGAGATAGAAAAATTAAAGATGGTTCATCATTATTATTATATATAAAAGGTTTCGCAACAAATCCGCTATTAACTTCTAATTCTTCATATTATAAACTAAATAGTACTGAATATAATAGTTCCGGATCCAATACATCAACTAGTTATGAAGGTAGTAATAATACTTTTAATCAAAATTATTTACGAGGTATATTTATTAAAAAATCTGACAATACTATTAAATTAACTATTCAAACAGGTGGTAATAGTGAAATAAAAGATTTAAATAGTATTAAAGCATCCACTTATAATGATGATGATACTAGGTATAAAATAATATGCAATTATTATTTAATAGCATTTTTAGAATTAATTTATTATTTAAAACCCGAAAAAAGAAATGAACAAATTGAAGCATTAATATCACAATTAGAAATATATAAATTATCTATATATACATGTATATACGCTTGTAATAAATTATTTAACACATTTTTAGAAAAAGAACTAATTGATAATACTAATGGAGTTAGAAAAAATACAAAGTATCATTGTATATTACCTCATGCTATTACGAGTGATAAAATAATTATTAATACCAGTGATACGGCAACAACAGAAATTTATGGAAAATTAAATGATATATTCTCAGAAATTTATGGTTATACCGCTCAAACATCCAATCAACCAAAATATGGTTACTATACTACATATTTTTCTAATAGTTCTACAAGTGATGAAAATGCTTTCTATAAAAAGGATACTACACCTCCAAATCCGGCAGTAGTATCAACCCCATCATCATATATAGTTAAAAACTATTTTACTACGCCCGATAATTTGCCTTCAAAAAGTTTATCAACAGAAAAACACTATTATAAGTTTAATAAATTAAATGATAATATTTATGAACACATTAATAAAAAAACAAAAGACTTAATTAATTTATATTATAAAGGTACTAATTCTACAATAGTTGATATATTTGATGGTGGTAATAATTTCGCAATTGAAATACATGATAAAGATAGAAATATATGTGTCGTTAAGACGCCAAAAGATATTTTGAGAAATATAATATTACATGAAGATTTTGATGATACTATTACTGGTGATGATAAACAATTAATTATCAAAAATATTCCTAATGGTACTCAATATTATACAACTTATAATACAGATACCACAAAAGAAGAAAAAAAATATTATAAAAATAGTTATTTAAACAGTATAGTTTATGGATTAAATAAATCAAAATTTCTTGAAAATACAAATGATTATAAAAAATATTTTTCTGATATAGAATTGTATAAATATAAAATAGTAAATGAGTATATTGTAAATATAAATGAAAATAATTATAATATTAAAAATATATATTATGATGAAAATAATAATTTGGTAATATCTATATATGCTGAAGATATTAAAAAATTATTAACATCAGCAAATAGCCCAGCTTTACGAATAAAAGATATCAAAACATTCAATACATACTCATCTCAAGATGATATAAATAATGGATATAATTTTATATTTAATAGTCCCAATAGTATAAAAATAATTAAAAAGACACCTATTCAATTTAAAAATAATTATAACAATAACATTAAAGATATTAATGATTTAAATGACAAAATAAATATTAATCAATCAAAGCTTAAAAATTACAAAACATTATACGAATTGAATAAAACCAAAAACACTATAATGTATAATCAATATTATGCCTACTTAATAATATCTATAATTATATTTTGTGTTTTAATAGGAATTAATTTTTATCCGATGGAAAATAGTATTAAAAAACTTAGCGCAATGGTATGCTTTGGTATAGCTATAATGTTATTTATATCTTATTTCGTTGTAAATGTAGCATATATAGAAGGGTTCGCAAATTTTGAAGGTTTTGCTATAGGAGATATTGGTGGCGAAAAATATGAAGATTTTTTAACTACAAGACCATCAACAACTAATGGTACTACTACTATAACAATAGATAATGTTAAAGAATTTACACCACATACACTTTATAATAAGAAAGTTTATATTGATACAAATATGATAACATTACAAAATTCAATATTTGGTTTACTTATTAAATTTGAAATATATAGAAGACAAGCAAGTAGTGGTTCAGCATATTATAAGTTAACAGA